GGGATGGGCAGCAGGACTTCCACCAGCGTGGAGGCAAATGCAAACCCCTTCAAAAAGGAGAGTTTCAACATGACAGAAGCTCTTTTGATGGAGGAAAAGAATCCCGATCTAGCTAAGCGCCTACGTGCGGAAGCTGGTCTGGGGTGATCACGGTAAACCCCTTTCTTTAAGTAAAAATGGCAGTCCTTCAGAACTTCGTCGGGGGCACTCTCCTTGGCGATCTTATCGTCCGCCCTAATTTCGGGGCCTGGACGAGCGAGCGCATTTACGAACTGAGCCGTTTTGTTCAGTCCGGCCTGATCGAGCGCAATCAATTCCTGGCAGCGAGTGCCGGTGGCACCCGGACTCAGCTCCCGATGCTGACTCCTATCGACCCCACATCTGAGCGAATTGATTCCTCAGAGGTTTGGGGCACCTCCGGCGCCGGCTACCTGAGCATCCAGAAAGTCGGATCTCAGGATCACGTTGTCTCGATCTACCGTCGCGGTTTCGCATACGGCACTGACGACATCAGCAAAATGGGCTCCGGCCTTGCTGATCCTCTGGGCCATGTTCGCGACCAGCTTGCTGCTGCAGTGAACAAGCTGAACACCACCAGCGCACGCAGCGTGATGGAAGGTGCTTTCGGCCCGATCGTTGCCGATGGTGTTCTTCAGAACTTCGCGATCGACAAGACTGGCGGTGCAGCTCCCACTGCAGCCAACTATCTGGCAGCCGGTTCGGTGATCGAGGCCAAGCAACTCCTCGGAGAGCGCGGAACCGATCTCACCGGCATGGTGATGCACAGTGCTGTTGCTTCCTATCTGGAAGAGCAGGGCTATATGCAGGCTCTTGTTGACGGCAGCACCGTCTTCGCCGGCCAGGGCATCGGCGTTGGCAGCGGCTCCGGCTTTGCCGGTCGCGCCTTCGGCATGAACGTCATCATCGATGATCAGTTCGGTCCACTTGCCGGCGGTCTTTCTGGCGACGTTAAGAAGTATCCCGTTTACCTGGCGAAGGGCGGTGTGATGCAAACCGCATCACAAAGCGATCTTCGCATCAACTACGACAGGAACATCCTGAGCTTCCAGGATCAACTGGCAGTGGATTTCCACCAGTGCCATACGATCCCCGGAGTCAGCTGGACTTCTGCGACGGACAACCCCACCGACGCGGCGCTTGCCACCAGCACCAACTACGGTGCGTCGTACACCGATCTGCGGAACGTGGGTCTGGTTCGCCTCTTGGTGAACACCCCTTACGATCCCACCACCTACGCCTGATCTTCAGGCATAGAGAAGAGCCCCAACCGGGGCTCTTTTTTTTATGGGTCAATCACCTTTTCGTTCGCTTTCTCTCGAACCGTTCAAAGGTTTCTTTTGTATTGACGGTCGATTGATACGAACGTGTGCGTACCTGTTTTACGAAGATGGGATTGATTTTCAGTTCCTGAGCGATCTGTGGATCAGTCAGGCCATCACGAATGAGCCTATGGACATCCTTGACCAACTCATCCCAAGTGCGTGCAGCAACATCCCTAGCGGCGGATGCCGCGACTGAATCTGCGCGACGCCTCCCTTTTGTGGATTTGACTCTGGGGCTCAGTTCTTCCGCTTCCATAAAGGGATGTAGCTCTGTATAGGTTGCCTCTGCCGGCAACCTTGGGTAGAGAGCGGACAGGAACTTGGCACCAGTCATCAATGCGACCGCAGGCGATGCTGCGGCCAACAGCTACCTAACTATTTCGGACGCTGACAGCATTGCTGATTCGATGTTGGGCACACTGGCGTGGACAACCGCCAGCGCAGATGACCGTGCCCGTGCGCTTGTGACCGCCACCAACGGCCTGGACACCCTCAACTTCATCGGCACCAAGTCAGCCGACACCCAAGCGTTGTTGTGGCCACGCACTGATGCCAAATGTGGCGACAAAGCCCCAGCGACCGACGAGATTCCCCGCGAGATTGAGCTTTCCTGCTTTGACCTAGCCGAGGCATTGCTATCCGACTCGACGATCCTGCGCAACACCCAGGCAGGCGGTGAGCTGGTGCCTGGCATCCCCAATGCAGACCTTCGCCGTCTGAAGCTCGATGTAATGGAGATTGAGTGGAAGAACACCGGCAGTCGCACAACCCGGCCCGCATCACCACTAACAGCACTGCCCCACCTACGGACACTGCTGGGCTGTCTACTTGTCGGACAACAGAGCACTAACTTGATCAAGGTTGTTCGTTCCTGAGCGCATATTCCAGGTCGATAGACTGACATAGCAGCGCACAAAGATTGCCGCCGAGACAGCGACCTCGCACCGGCTACCTTTCGACCCCACTCAGTCGGGAGGAAAGGAAGTACGCGGGTCAGATGTATGTGCAGCACCAGGGGCTGCTGCGCATGATGGGCCGCAAACTCTGTCGTAAGTATCCGTTCGTATCCTCCGAGGATATTTTCTCAAGCATCGACTTTGCCTTTTTGAAGGTCATTCGTGCATGGCAGCCAGAGCGCGGGGCATTCAGCACGCTGTTGGGCGTCTTCTGCGAAGGCGAAGTGCTTCATTACATCAGGGACCACAACTGGACCGTGAAGGCCCCCGGCAATGTGAGGCGAGTAGGCCAACTAGCTCGCAAGCTAATGCGCAACGGTGCATCATCCGACCAAGTGATGACGGAGTTAGAGATTGACGGAGAGCAATTACGACTTGCGCTGCTAGCCACCAGCCCCACAAGTCACGACATACTCGGCTTTGAATTGCACGTATGCCCTAGGGCCACTCCAATGGAATTTTTGGAGGCTGAATGGGAGATTTGAAGCAGTTGGCAAATTAGGACCAAAGACATCTGCTCTGATTAACGATGGCTACAGGGGCATTTTTCAATAGCTTGGGTTATAGGCTTTGGGTCGGTGCAGGCACTACTGCTTCTGCAATCCCCACCGACAACACCGGCCTTACCGAAGTTATTTCTCTGACCAACGCTGGCATCCAGGGTTCTTCACAGACTCAGGAAGTCCAGGACTACGGCTCAGATCTAGGCTTCACCGCCGCTTTGGTAACGACCCAGTCGTACTCCATCCCGGCCCAGATGAACCTGAACTTGAACGATCCTGCTTATTCGATCCTCAAGAACGCAGCACTCAACTCCGCCACCGGCACTACTGTTGTCTGGTATCGCGAGTCACCCGAGATGACTGCACTCGGAGACCCTGAAAAGCACGCGGGCGTTGCCTTTGTGACCGACTTTAGTGAATCAATCGAGGCAGGATCCGTGGCCACTGTTAGCTTCACGCTTGCCGGGTACGGTTCGTATTCCTTCACTGCAGAGACTGACGTTTGATCTTCACTGTAGATTGAAAGAGCAGAGCTGCGGCCCCACTTGCTGGGGCCTTTTCTTTATGCAGGTTGACACCGAGATGACAGAAGACGGCTGTGTGAAGATCACAGTTTCAGAGGAAGGAATCACGGAGGTCGGTTGGGTGTCTTCGTTTCATTTGGTTGATCCGAAGGTCACACAACTGGTTGCGTGCATCCGCAAGAAAGCGCTGAACGCTCTTCTTATTTGAACTGTTCCTGAATGAACGGAGCGACAGGCGTATCTTCCCTGGCCTTCGTCACCCAGTCGCGTGGGGTGCGATAGTACATCTTTCCGTCATCACCGATGTAATCACCCGTGATTACTTGCTCAGCGTAGTAAGCATCCCAACCAACCACGACTGAGACCTTTCTGTTCTCACGCAGAACTTCTGGCGTCTGGAGGGATGCTGCCAGATTTCCAGTATCAGTGATTACGCGATCACTCGTGACAGTTTTGCCGCTGCCCTGTTTCACGGTGGAAACTACCTTACCGGTTACTCGATCTTTGTAACCCTTCCAGACGAAGTCATCGATCAGGTAACTGCCGTATTCCGCGTAAACGTCTTGAAACTGTTCTAGTCCAGCAGCCAGCTTATCGCCCAGCTCCACAGCGATCTGTTTGTTCGTTTTGCTGAACTTAGTTCTGGTGAATCTGGCTCTTGTCATCGTTGGCTTCTCGCCACCAGCACAATCGACTCCCCGAGAGCTTTTGAGAGCACATCACCCAGCAGACCAGTCTTACCGTATGGGGGATTGAGTTCCATCACCTCACACTCAACCGCCGGCTGTGAGGCGAAAGAGACCGTGCCAGTAGACCCGACAAGCACTCGACTATCGAGCGCGTCAACGACATAGCCCTCAAAGTAGGTCTGTTCAATCCCGACGCCGGGGAACTGACTGCTCCTCTGCTTCTCTGCCTTAAGGAAGAGATTGACCGTAACAGACTCTTCCACCGGCCTGATATTTCCCGTTTCAGGATCGGCTATCGTTGCATTTCCTGCCACAGTGAACGTGGCGGTTGCATTCTTGAGACCAGTGAGAGCTGAAGCCATGCCCTAACTTGCCGGCAATCTCGGATATAGGGATAGGCAGCGTTAGGGATGGCTCAGAACAGCGGTGGCTTGGATCTTGGCGCAGCTGAGATCAAGGTAGTCATTGACTACACAGATGCCATCAAAGGGGTTGAGGCATTCAAGAGCAGATTTAACGATCTACTTAAGGATTTAGGTTCGGGAGTATTTGACTACTCTGTAGCCCAGTCCGCCAAAGCGGGAAGAACTGCCGGTCAGAATTTTGCGAAGTCGTTTTCCAATGCAGCTAAACAGGCTGCTAAGGGCGGCGCCCTCAGTGTGCTCGGCGGTTCATTAGGTGCGGCTGGCGCCCAAAGTGCGAAAGATACTTTCGATTCAAAGAGCCTCAAGGATCTCCTAAACACCATCCCCCAGACAAGGGGCCAGCTTTTGGCACTGATCAGTGCCCTACAAGCCAAAAGAAATGAGCTGAAACTAGGCAGCCAAGAGCTGTATGAAACCAATCGTCAGATTGAGCTTCTCGGAGAGGCGTCCAAGAATACCGCCAAGAGTGTTTTCACACTGGTCGAAGAAGAGAAGAAATA